ACCTAGCAGTGATTTAACACCTTTTTCTCTGAATATGTCAGCCGCCGCTATACCACCTGAAAATGCTCTCTGCATCTGTTCTGCTGTGGTCTTAAAGTCTAGGCCTGTGGCCGCCGCAATATCACCAGTGATTGCCAACAGTTCATTAAGTTCTTCAGTGCCTGAAGCCACTGTCAATAAGTTTGGAGCCGCATTGGCTATCTGTTGTAGTTCAAAAGGAACACCTGCCGCAAACTTGGTCAAAGTGTCCATTGCTTTGGCACCTTCATCAGCTGAACCTGTCAAGAATTTGAGCTGTATGCCCAAGTTCTCTACTTCAACTGCTGTGTTTAGGAAACCCTGTGATAGTTTTATGGCACCAATGGCCGCGGCCGCACCAACAACAATGTTTCTCAACTTGCTGAAGGCATTGCCAGCCCGGTGTGTATTACCTTCAACACGATTAAGGCTTTGTTGGACACTGCTGAAGGCCTTCTGTGTTTTATCTATGCCTTCTAATATTATTTGCTCTGTTGCCACCCTGTTTCCTCATCTCTCTGTCGTGTTCTGCTTTGCGAATTTGAAAGTATGCTAACCAAGTCTTATACTCGATTTGGGACATTTTCTGTAATTCTGCTATCGTGATTTTTAGATAGTCAGCTAGGGCAACTTGGTTAAAAAGATGCCTGTCCCCTGTTAGTTTTTTTCAATTTCCTCAACAGTGTCAGCATTGGCATTGTTAAGCACAGTAGCCACTTTGATAATAACCTGTGGATCCACTTCGTGTAAAAATCTTGCTTTGTCAGTTGGCTTGAACATTTTGTCACCGTTTTTATCCAAAGCCTTGCTAATGATACTTTCTACAAGTGCCTCTGCTGTTTTGTTTTGTTGTTGTAAAGACATAATCTTGTTTTCAACTGCCAAACTGGCTGTTGCTTTGTAGTATATGTCTAAACCCCAATCCTCGCTATGATATTTCATTAGGTCACCGCTCAATTTGTCGTTGAAGTGTCCTATGGCTATGTCAATAGCTGATTGTTTGTTTTTTCCCGAGTCAGTCATCGTTTTAATCTCCTGCTTTTAGTTTTAATATATCCTGTGATGGTCCTCACAGTGGGTTTTGTAATGCCTTTGGGAGCCTGACGACTCCAGCCTTGGTCTAAAAAAGGGATATATGGTGTGGCATTAGACACCTTAAAGCCCTTTGCTTGGTCTCGTTTTTTCCATTGACTACGAGCATAACCAGAATCAACAGGTGTTAGTGATTTTGCTGTTTGATAAGTTTTCTCTTTAATATCTCGAATCAACCCTTGAACTTGGGTTTGTAGATCTTTGATACTCCTCGAGCTTTTCAAACGAACACTAATCATAAAACACCTGAATGATTATGATGCTGTGCCAATAGTTAAAGCACCAGATCCTTGAATAGTCACACTCGCTTCAACCATTCCATCAACTGATGATGTGATTGAAAAACTTGTCACTACACCTTTACCTGATAACTTTTGACTGCCAGTTTCCGCACCTGTTGGATACACTTCAAAGTCAGCATTAGCATAACCTGATGCATCAGCATCTGTGATCATATCTTCTGAAACAGCTTCAAATAAGTCTACAGTTGCTGGATCAACATCATCATAGTAAATGTCAGCTGTCACTGTGAAAGTTGATAGTCCTGGTAAGTAATCTCTGAAACCTGATCCGCTCATAGTTGTCACTTCAACTGCATCCTGTGTGGATTCGATTGTGAAGTTTCTCATATTAGCAATAGCGGCTGGTGTTCCAGTTGGATTGATGAATCTAAATTCACCGTCGTGTCCTGAATAGATTGCCATTGTTAGTTCTCCTCGTTAATTGTGCCAAAGTCTGTGTTTACGGGATCGCCATCATTGAATGGTGAATCCACTTTTATTTCTGCTTCTACCTCAACTTTGGCTTTTTTAGGTTTCACAGTTTTAACCGCTCGGAGTGTGGCTTTCACTGAATCATCAGTGTAGCTCCAACCTTCATTGGCTGTTAATTCTTTTGCTTGTCTCCCACTTACTGATTGGGTTTGACCATCTTTAAAAATTTGTCTATATGCCATATTATAATGTTCCTCGTGTGTATTTATAACGAACTATATAAGTAATATCAACCCTTCCAATTGGAAATATTGAACCATCATCTGCTATCACATTGGTCACATAACTGTTCAAAGCCAATGAATTTCTTTTTCTATCTTCTTCTAGTTTTTCTTCAATGGCTTCAACCAATGTGTTTTTTTGTTCGTCTATTGAATTGTTCACTGTGGTTGCACTGGAATTGGCTCTCACATAACATTGTATTGTGTATTCTATTTCACCAAATCTTGTGGTGACCATAGCTTCATCAGTTCTTAATTCACTGGTTGTTCTTACCACTATGGCTGGAAATTGTGCAATTGATAAATCTGTGGGATTTATGGGATTCCTTGATACCAAAACAACTTTGGGAACTTCAATTCCTTGCAGTTGTTGGACTATGTCCTTGGCTATGTCATCTCTGATATTAGACATATTATCTTACCAATCGATTGTAATGCTGTGTTTGTTTTTCATCATCTTCCACAACACCATCGTTGTCCCAATCGTATTCAACTCCGTCTTGTAGCACAAGATCAAATTCTTCTCTGAATCTTGCTTTGTAAAAATCTATCATCATTCTGAATCTGTCCGGATCAGGCATATGCTGTGTGAGTTGTGGTAATATGTAGTATGCTAGACAATGAAACACTGCTGTTCTTTTGAATTGACTGTCAGTTAATTTGGTTGTGTCCATTTCTAAACCTGTGGAAGCAAAATAACGACCAATATCTTTGGCTCTTCTCACACGAGGCCACCATTCAATTCTCAAATGTCTTTGTATGTCAGCAGTGGTTTTAGAGTGATAATCACTAAAGTCTATCACACCAAATTCTTTTATAGTTGGCTCATATTCTAAAATATCAGCATCAGTAGTGTAGTTCGCCATCGTGTCTCCTTGTTAATATAGTGGGGGTCGCCCCCCACTATAAATGATGTTATTATAAACTTGTGATATAGTTTAATTCAGCACCGTATGTTTCTTCTAACATAGCAACACCGAAAGTTCCTACACCAACAAGCTCAGTAGCTCTTGCTGAAGCATCTCTTTGAGTTTCAATTTTAATGTCTTCACCAATTGCTAAACCGATAGCATCTCTGTGGAACACAGCACCTTTAGACACACCACCTGCTGATGTGATAGCCGCTGATTCGTATACAGGAACACCTGCTAGTCTGCCGATGAAACCATTTCTCATTGCTTCATTACCAACCATACCGTTTGGATCAGCAAAAGTTGATGTGATTGTTGATTTAACATCGTGAGCCACAAGTGGGTGAACCACACATACTAAACCTGCTGGATCAACTGATTTAGTTCTTAATTTCGCAACTGCTTCAAAAATGTCAGCTGGTGCTAAATTGCCAGCACCATTTCCTAATTCTGTAGTTGTGAAGTTGTCAAACTCATCTGCCACAGTTTGGTCTAATTTAAGTGCGATTGCTTCACCAAATAGTCTACCAATGTCTGATACCACATTTGATTCTGAGTAGTTCACTGATAAGTCAGAAACATTAGTCATTAAACCAATTTCAGATAATGTGATGTTAGCAACATTAGTTGATACTGCTGATGCTGTTAGGTCATCTGCTTCTGTTAAAGCCGCCGCTGTTTGTTTTGGATAAATTGGAACTTGTAGAACTTTACCTGAGTTTCTTGGAACAGAAAAGTTTCTTACAAGGCCTCTTAGTAGCGATTTTTCATTTGCAATGAACATCGCTTCTTGAACGATCGGTGATAACAGATCATTCAATGTAGTAGTAGTTGAAGTAATTTCTCCAGCCATTTTATTTTCTCCTTGTTAAAAATTATGACATACCTTTTTGCTTACGATATTCGGCATATTTTGCCCTATCGTCTGCTCGAGACATATCTAGTTTAGTTATATCAAACTTTTCACTGCTCCCTACATCACCTACCTTGCTTGAAGCACCTGAACCTGCTGGTGTTGCCGCCACAAAGTGTGGGTTAGTAGTTAAAAATTCGCCGACAAGTTCTGATATAGTTAGGTGTTCACCTTTGTCATTGTATCTCACTTGTCCTGTTTTAGGATCAACAATTTCAACATCTCCTGCTTCATTCATCTTTACTTGGTCGTTAAGTAATTGACTAACTTGGCCTGGATTTACGGCCTTGTATTTGGAAGCAGTATCTAGTAGAGAACCATCAACTTTGATAGTCTTTACTTGATTCATCAATTGGTTAATTTGTTCATCTTTCTTAGACACTGTGTCTTTCAAAATCTGTTCAAACTCACCTTTGGCTTTCAGTTTGTCTTGTTTTTCCTTTTCAGCCTTTGCGGACAATTCGTTGTAGTATTCTGGGTCAATCCCTTCATATCTTTTTTCAAACTTTCTTCGCTCTCTAGCGATTCTGTCTGCTACCACTTTGTCCAAGTCAGCCTGTGTAAAAGTCTTCTCCTCAATAGATGATTCTGTGTTATCCACAGCATCAGTTTGAGCTTGAGTTGGCTCAGTGTTTTTCATTTCCGTTTCACTCATCGTATTCTCCTTTTTTAAAGTTTATAAGTTTAACTGTCCAATTTTTCAATTGTTTTAGTATTTATTAATACCCTCTTCGGCCTTTGGAGCCTGAAGCTTTTTTCTTCTTCTTCTTTTTAGAAGATGAATTTTGTTTAGTGTATGACTTACCTTTTCCCATTGTGTGTTTAGGCATTGTTGTTCTCCTCTGTGTTGCTGTCTAACAGTGCCTGTTTGGCTGATGTTATGTCAGCTTGTGATATTTCAGAATGTTTGTCTAACATCTGTTGATCAGTTAGAC